AATGATTCGCCCCAACCACCTTGTGTAAACTGGTCACGAATCTTAATATCCATTTTCTTTGCACGGTTATCTGCACCTTGCAATAGTTTGAAACGATAATCTTGTGTTACCATTTCTTTTAATTCTATCATTTCTTCTTGTGTTGGTGCTTGCCCGTTTAGCTCAACAAGTTTTACAACTTGCTCAGCAAACGAGTTCTCTATCTCTGCTGTCTGTTGTGGTGACAAGTCCGGTATAGGTGTAGCTTCAAGACCCCACGGGGGTGAACCCTGATCAAGAAGAATATCACGCAGCCAACTTTCTGCTGCACGACATTTAACTTCTGTAACCATCATGTAAACGTCAGACCCACCTTGCTGGTTAATCTGTGCTAGTTTATCTGCCTCGTACTCTCCGTTTCTTTGACGGAGTGCTTTCAACATAATGTTTTCGATAGGCTTCTTTGCCTGCCTTGCTGCATCCCAACAAGTTCGTAGGTGGTCAGCCAAGCCTAATATAATAGGCTGGTTTTGCCTTTCAGCTAGCTGTTGTTTAGTAAGAGCTTCTTCTTGCTTTACTAGTTCTTCATTTCCTACGACTTGCAGTACCATGTTATGTCATGTCCTTCATGTCTTCTACGGTGTCTTCGTCATTCTTATCTGTATAAACTTTACCACCTGATCTATACTTTACAACTGCGCCCATATCTTTTACTTCTACAGGCCCACCTTCCATCATCTCTATAGTCATTACACTAGACATTCCACTCGTGTCCATTTTTGGATTATCTGAGTAAATGATGGATTTCTTATGCCCACATTTGCCTTTCATAAATAACCTCCAATAAGTTTACAATTAAATATACATAGGAACAAGTATATATGCAAGTATTTTAAATTCAAAGAAAAGCCCACCTGCCAGAAAGGAAAACAGGTGGGCTTGAAGGTAACCATAGGAAGGTAACTATTTGGTGATTGTATCAAGTCCATCCTCCTGCCGCAACCCTTTTTATTTCTCTTCTCTGTACAACAAACCCTCCTTCACCTGCAGAGCCAACATGCAACATTAAATATTGCAACGCTTCTGCTACATGTGAGTGTTTGTTCTTATCAATATTACCATTCTTGTAATGGAATCTGTATCCTCCCATCATTGCAGCCTTGAGCTGCGTACATCTGGGATCAACTAAAAACGCTGAGTCTCCATCGACTTGCCTCATAAGGAAGTCGTCTACCGCAGATAGTCGTGCAGACACATTGTTGGTCTTAGCTGGGAGAACTCTAAAACCTTCTGCTTTTATGATATCTACGGCAGACCTCTCGTCAGTTTGTGCACGTTGCACTCCTGCTGGGTCTGTAACGATAAGTATTGGTGCGCCCGAGAACCTTTCGGTCAACATCGGGCGCAGGATGGTGCGGACGAATCTTTGTATGCCCATATCAAATGATACAGCTTCATCCAAAACAAGGACTCGCCCGCGAGGGTCTTGTTGCCCTATAACTGCTGCTGGTGTCAAGCCTAAATCTATTCCAACTACAACTGGGCGTACACCATTTATGATTGGCCGTAGTTTTTCATTAGCCATATGATAGTCTGGTTTGAAGTATTTATATACAGGCTGACCTGCAGAACTTAATCCATACTCACCATCTATGTATACACGAATGTATTCTTCTGATCTACCTTGGGTATCGTAGTAGCCTTCGGGCAGGTTATCAACATTTTCTGCCAAGGAGCTTCTGCCCGAAGGTTGTTTGAATACATCCCACCCGTTATCATTAAGACTTACACCATCTGAAGAGTCTAAACCCTCCATCTGATAATACCACCATGTATCCATAGTTGGAGGGTTAGTATCCCCCCACATCCCAAACCAAGAAGGGCCACCATCTTTAGATGACGGGAATCGCCCTATACGTTTTGACATAGCGTCAACAATGTCAGGGTTGATATCCCTGCACTCGTTGAACCATGCAAACGTCAATTCTAATGAGTTCAAGTTTGCAACATCGTCAGAATCATCAAGAGCACGAAACATAATCTCACACTCTACATCTCCGACTTTGAAAAAATATGTTTTGGTAGTACGCATGTAGTCTCCGCATATTCCGGGCGGAAACCAATCATGAAAAGTTTTTATAGTTGTATCCTGCAACTGTCTGGCAGTTTCACGAACAATAGCTACTCGTGATTTGCGAATCCCTTGTTTGTTTGGTTTTTGCATTGTAGCTCGTCTAATAACTTCAAAACAACTTGCTACTGATTTACCAGAACCAACTGGCCCCATAAGCACACGCATCTTTGCGTCTGACATCATAAAATCTTTACAGGTTTTAGTTGGTGTATAATCTATATCCATCTAACCCCAATACCCTTGCATTGTAGACCATTCATCATACCAACCCATATCTCCACAATGTTTGCACCACGAGATGTCCACAAGCTTAGTCCCGCATCTGTCACAGTTTCCGTGATCTATACACGGGTTATCCACAAGTAATACATAGTATACTGTGGATGGTTTTCGTAAAATTTTTGTTCGGTATGGTACTTCGTGCATTTGAAGCGTAGTTGTTAACGCATCATGCTCTGACATGTCGGTTAGCTTACAAGCCTTACAACCTTCGTAAACTGTATTGAACTTATCAAGGAGCTTCGATGGCAGTGGCTGTGTCATCTGGTTCTGCGTCAATGATAGTTGCTCGGTGTTCTTGATCGCCGAGGTTAATTGTAATTTTAACTCCACCTGATCCTCCTTCTGCTAGAACATCGTTCTTTGGTTCTAACCCGCCCCACTTAACAGTAGACTTGATGAGGTCTGCTTTTACTGCAGCTGACACATCAGGACTATGTATCAAAGTCCAAGAAGTTGTCAGGAGTTCTTCTGCCTGTGCACGGGCCTTAACTTTGAATGTCATTCCTTTATCGCGGATTTCATTCCTGTAAGACTCGACCTTCTTCAAAAAGACCTGATCTTTATTGTAAGTGATTATATCCTCAGCTTTGATTTTATGTCTTTCGATTACTTCATCCAAAGACTCTCCGCTGCCCTCTAACATAAGAGCAACATCAAAAGCTAAACGGTCAGACCACTTAGTATGTTTCAATGGTAGCGTATCCATAAGTAGAGCATACCGTAAACCGGAACTATGTCAAGCAGTAAACTTTACACCTCTATTTTTTGGGTCTTGTTATGAGAGGTTTACTTATATGGGGGGTAGGCTCGCGCAACAAATCCATGTGCCCCCCTAAAACACATTTTACAAACAATATTTAAACTATAAAAATATAGGCTCTGAAAGCCTTATATAGCCTCAAACTTGACAAACACGTATCGTTTTGCTAACTTAAAATCATCGGCAACACAGACCGATTGACATAACCCGTGCATCTAGTCAATGCACACATTACGGAGGTTTTTACTTATGAGTAAAATCTTTAGAGGTAATGTTGGCATCAAGCCTGTTAAGGCTGAAGATGGCAGCGTGGCGATCCGCCTTCAAAGGTTCGCCGATGGGCCGTTCAACGCTGAAAATGCGATGGACATTTTCAAAGTAGCTTTGGAGGCTTCTAAGAAACAGAAGCGCCCATTGTTCAGCTGGTCGTTTTGGTATCCGGCTGAGGCTAGAGCTATCAAGCAATCTGACGCCAAGTTGGTTGCTGACGGCAAGGTAGAACCAGTCTTGCAGGCTGATCACTACGGCAAGCCAACTTTGAGACTTCTTGCACCAAAGAAGTTCAAGGTTTCAAGACCAAAGACAGAACAGTTTGACTGGATTGTCTAACATCAACCGAGGGAGCTTCGGCTCCCTCACAACTAACGAGGTAACTAGTATGGAAAATACATATGAAATACTAAAAGAACTAGATCTAGGTACTGATCTAGAACTTATAACCAAAGACTTTGAAGTATTCAAAGACTTAAAACTAACACGATACAGCGGATACGAGCATATGCATCCGACAGATTACTACTATCAGTATCGTCAAAAGAAAGCGAGGAAAGAATGTACAAAGTAAAATACTCAAACAACACATTAGTGTTGACTGCACACAACGTGAAATACATGTTCGATGCAAAGAAACTTAAACTGCTTGAACTAAAGCAAGCGATCAAAGACAACACTGTTGATTCGCTACCACGCATAGCTAAGTTCATCCATGTTGGTAGAGCATTATGGAGATTAGCAGACTAGAGATTGGGGCTTCGGCCCCTTTCTTTTTTATTTTTTGTTTTTATTTTTTATTATATATATCCCATAGCTCGGGGGGTTATCGCACGGTATCAACCGGTATAAGGTTACGGTATCATGTCAAGTTTATACACTATCTAGCTATCTAGTTGCTAACTTGACACAACATCTTGTGTTTTAGATACCAAAAGTTTACAACATGACATCCATAATGCGTTGATATCACTGGTATTTAGCCGTATCACAAGCGAAATACTATCTAGTTTATCTAAATTATCTATAGAATTTGTATATACCCTTTGTCTGCAAGATATTCTCAAGGATATAACGATAGCGAGAGTAACATAACATTACTTGTAACTGCCTATATAAATTAGATAGTCAAGTATCAACCTGTTGTTTATACAGGGATTTATACTAGTTAAAATTATTATCTAACACCTAACGTTACAGGTATAAACTTGTATCAAGTTACCTAGTATTCTAATTTTAAAAACCCACCCAAACTTTACAAATCGAAAAATTTTTGATAGCTTGTGAAAATCGGCAGGGCGAGAGTATTTTATTCTCGGTATCCTATGTCGGTATACCAATGATTTTCATAACAAAGGAGGTATTATCATGGGTAAAACATACGAAGGTAACGTTGAGGTTTTCACTAACAAGGAAACAAAGAAAGTTAACATCCGACCTAATCCTAATGGGGATTTCAACAAGGAGAATGTAACTGCTTTGTACAAGTTCATGAAACAAGTCGCTGACAAGACGGGTTTCAAGATGAGTTTGTTTATTCCGGATGCTAACAAAGCAGAAGTTCCTGTACTGTTAGCAAGTCCTAGGTTTGGAGGTAAACCTTACATAGCCATGTTGGAGGACAAGAAGTTTTCAACTGGTACTACCAAGAAGTCTAGTCCAATTGAAGTATTCAAGCCGACTAAGTAATCAATCTTTGGAGAGCGTAGGTAACACTACGCTCTCTTTTTTTGTATCTATAGGAGTATCAAGATGGACACTAAACTATGTAATGTTTGTGGTAGTGAGGAGGTTATACCTGCTCGTTACAACATAGGTTATCGAACTTGTTTGAAGTGTGGAGAGGTAATGGCAGGTAAGCGTAAGTTTACAGTCGTACCAATGCACAAGTCTAATTACGTTCTAGTAACCAACAAGAAAGAACTGAAAGGTATCAATAACAAAGGAGGTTTATATGAATGATATCACTTGGTGGATAGTATGGGGGGCGTTGGCTTCTGCTACTGTTTCTATACTAGACATCTACTTTGGATGGGGGTTGTTCTAATGATTATCTACGGACACCCTGTAACTAAACGAAAGGTATTGGAATGGATACTAGCACTTGTCGTTACGGCAGGTGTTGGTTTCCTTCTTGCCTTTGTAATTATCAACCTGTTGTTAGGTTGTGAGACGTGGGATGAAAGTCTTTGGACTGAATACAATTCGTGTCTAACCTTACAACACATTTGGGAAGGAGTAACTAACCAATGACTAAAGCTACGTTGAAACTCTTCATGCTGAGAACGCATCAAGGTGGAGTACCAGTAAGAGATGAGAATGGTGACATCATCTTTTACTCAGACAAACAAGTCGCCAAGAGTAATAGGAAAGGCAATCAAGTCGTATCCTATGGCTTTGACCATCGCAAGTATAACCATAACAGAAAGGAAGGTGCGTAATGCGAGCAACATTATTGAAAGATACAATCAAGAGATTGTTTCCAATCAAGAGAACTATCTCTATCGAGGGTAGCCCCGGTGGAGGTAAGACAACCATCGTGCAAGAAGTTGCCAAGGAGTTGGGTGTCGGATACATCGAGAAGCATATGCCAACCATGTTGGTGGAGGACTTTGGTATCCTCTATCCGAATGGTGATGACATGCTTCACTACAAGCTACCCGATTGGTTTCCATACGAGGGCAGGGATGACATACCCGATGAAGGTATCCTGTGTTTCGATGACAGAAACCAAGCGAGTGCAGACTTGCAGAAGGTGTTGGCTAACATCTGTCAAGCTAGGAATCTACACGGCAAGCCAATGAAGAAAGGTTGGATGGTCGTGTCTACTGGTAACAGACAGTCAGACAGAGCAGGTGCTAACAGAGTTCTATCTCACTTGCGTAATCGTGAGACTGTGTATGAACTTGAGACACACCTTGATGACTGGACATCATGGGCGATTGACCACGGAGTGAAACCTGTTGTCATATCATTCATTCGATTCCGTACTGCTTTGCTACATGACTTTGATCCACAGAGAGATGTGAACCCATCACCTCGTAGTTGGGTCGAGGGTGTTGCCAACATGATTGGTGTTGTGCCAACCGAAGCAGAGTTCGAGACATTCAAGGGTGCTGTTGGTGAAGGTTGTGCCGCTGAGTTCAGTGGCTTCTTGAAGATTGAGAGAAAGCTACCTAACCCCGACACAATCATTCAGTCACCAATGTCTGTGGATGTACCCGATGACCCTGCTACTTGCTATGCACTGACTGGTGCATTGGGTGAGAGAGCAACCACAGAAAACTTTGGGAACATCGTGAAGTTCGCTGAACGTATGTCACCCGAGTTCTCGGTGTTGTGTGTATCGTATGCAAGTCGTAAGAACCCCGACCTTGCATCACATGAAGCGTTCACGAAGTGGGCGATTAACCATCAAGACGTTCTATTCTAAGGAGGTAACTATGAAGTTGAGCGATAAAGCATTGCTTGTCCAGTTGAATATTTCTCAATGGACAGCAAGAAAATATGACAAGAAGGCAACCGAACAGGTTGCCTTACAGAATGCCAGTGCATTGACAGCAGGTAGGTACAACAAATCGTTGTTACCAATGGATGATGCTCTGACTAACATTCATAAGAAGTCTACCCTAATTCGTAAGAAGTTCTACACGAACACCTTACCTTGGGGTATCGAAGGTACGATGATGTTGCCATCAGCTAACTACCTAAACTTTATGACAGAGTTTAGGAAAGAGAAGTCTGACTGGCAACACCTTGTTGATACATTCTACCAAGAGTATCCAAGACTGCATGCAGATGCACAGAGATTCCTTGGTAACTTGTACAACAAGGCTGACTATCCTGCTCTGCATGATATCCAACGTAAGTTCAAGATGGACATGGCTGTGTTTCCAGTACCATCCAATGACTTCCGTGTGAGTATCGGTGATGAAGAACTGGAGAGGATACAGCAAGACGTTGAGTCGAGAGTACAAGATGCGGCTCAACAAGCTATGAAAGAAGCTTGGCAAAGATTGTATGACCGAGTGAAACACATGGCTGAGAAACTTGCCGACCCAAAGTCTGTGTTCAGAGATACCTTGGTTGAGAATACCAAGGAAGTCTGTTCGATATTGAGTCGGTTGAACTTTGCTGATGACCCTAACTTGGAGAACATGCGTCAACAAGTTGAGCAGTCATTGGCTAACAATCACCCAGAAAGTCTGCGTAATGACCCCGACCTCAGACGTACCAAGGCTGAGGAAGCGAAGGCAATCATGGACAAGATGGGTGCATTTATGGGAGGTAACTAATGGACTTAGAAAGAAGAATCGCCAAGGCAAAGACGGCACTCATACTTGAGCATCCGTTCTTTGGTAACTTGGCAATGAACATGCCCTTTGAATTATCAGAGGACATACCAACAGCGGCTACCAATGGTAGCCGTGTGTTGTTTAACCCCAAGTTTTGTGAGCCATTGAAAGACGATGAACTGTTGTTCCTCGTTGCTCACGAAGTTTGTCATCCAATGTTTGAACACATCTTTCGTAAAGGTGAGAGAGACCACAAGCGTTGGAACTATGCAGGTGATGCCGTCATCAATCCAATGCTCGAAGACGAGGGCATTGGTAAGTTCATCGAAGGTGGTGTCATGGACAGAGACTTGCTCAAGCGAGGTGGTGGTACTACCGATGGTGTCTACAACTTGTTGCCACCTATGCCGGAAGATGGTGATGGTGGGTATGGTGACGGAATGAAACCATACGATGACATCGAAGATGCAGGAGAAGGTTCTTCCCCTGCTGAGATTGAGCAGAAGAAAGCAGAGTGGAAAGTCAAGGTTGCTCAAGCGGCACAGTCTGCAAAGATGATGGGTAAACTATCAGCAGGACTTGAACGATTCGTTGGTGAGTTGATGAAGCCACGAGTGAATTGGAAAGATGTCATGCAGAGGTTTCTTGTCAAGCAACGTACTGACACGAGGACTTGGGCAAGACC